AAATCCTCTTGAAACTCGTCTAGTTTACGTAACAACTTATCTTCAAACCTGTCTAGTATTTCTTCAGATGAAATCTGTAGGGCTTCCAGTAGATCGTCGGGGTCATAAGTTTGCAACAGACGCTCCTTAATTTCGTCTAGTGTCAGAGACATAATCAACTAACTCCTTAAGAGTATCTATATTATACCATAAAATGTTGTGTTTGTCACACCATTGAGCCATAGTATTTTTGGTACTTTTGCTCACTTTCTGGTTAGGCTTCATAAGTATGAAGATAAGTTCTTGATTGCTTCCAAGGCAGTTAGCGATTGAGCGATACTTCTGGGTGTCTCCTGCTCTGAAATATCCTTTGCACTCAATGAGATACGACCGTCCGTTAAGTTCGTACACAAAGTCTGGGGTGTACTTGCGTTCGATCCTGTACGGGATCTGGTACGGTTCATAGTCAAAGCCAAATGGCTGTAATTGTGTTGCGACATCTCTTTCAAACTCCGATCTAAAGTTACCTATTTTGGATTTCCGCGACCTTCGGCTCATTGACCACCTCTGTTAAGTATCTGGGACCACTTGAGTACAGGAATGTTCTTACTCCGGGCCAGCAAGTATGCTTGTAAGGACAATAAGAACAACCGACTGCGAGCTTTTGATTTCCACTTTTGCCATCTGGTACGACTTTGTGGCAATGCTCTGGTGCTTCCGGTTGCTCTACTAGCTTTTTTACGCGTTCGATATGCTCCTCTATGTCGTAACCGATCTTCTCGTACACAGGAGCCTGCGTGTCCTCAGAGTCGTACATCAGGTACGTTAGATGCCCGTTCTGTTTGTCCATAGCTAACCAACCAAACGTACTCTGTCCTTCAGAATGTGCATACGCCTTAATTTGAGCAACGTATCCAAACGGATCATCAAAAGCCAAACTTCCGTCCTTGAATTTTTTAAACCCAAAAGTGGAAGTGCTTTTAACATCAGTGACAATACCGTCAATTTTACAGTCCATAGAGCCAGTGATGCCTCCCACCTCACATTTCTTTTGCTCATCTGTCACCTCGTGTCCTGAGACTCTGGTTAGAAACAAGAGCATCTCTTCAATAAGATGCCCGTACATAAACTTGACATACGTGTTAGGAGTCATCTCCTCCTGTACGTCAGGGTTATTCACAGCGTTCCACAGGTAGCGATCATCCCGCCCGATGTTTGACATTCGCAGCTTGCGTCCGTCCCGTTTCTCTGTGAACAGATTAGACATGAGTCGCTTGCAGTTCTCACCAAAGCGGTCTATCTCTTCGTATAGATCGACACCTTCGGGAACCTCTTTGTTAGAGACTACCTTGTAAATATCGTCTACTAGTGAGTATATTTCTTTCATTCGTGATGCTCCACAAAACGACACTTACGTGTGTCTGGGTTGAAGTGTACGTATCTGACATTGAGTTTCTTTTGGGTGTCTGTGCGTCCCTTTAGGTTTGTTCTCCTGTACGATTTAATGTCCAGAAACTTTATGTCACCTTCGGGGTCTACACAGATCATGTCTACAGGTCCAGTAGCACCCGCGTTGACGAACACCTCGTAGCCGTTGTCCCAGAGCCAAGTGACGGCATAAAACTCTGCAATGTCGCCTATCCTGTTACTGTCGGTTATCTTTTGCATCAGTGTGTCTCCGTCCATGTGTCTCCGATTTGGTACTCTCCGTCGAGCGGGCATCTGAGTTCAAAAGAAATGCCAGCCGCCTTGATGCACTCGACTGCGAGCCAGCCGTATTTCTCTGCTTGTTCAGTAGCCACCTCCGATTGTATCTCGTCATGCACGTTCCCCACGAATCTGTAGTCAATCTTGTGTTGTGTAGCGTAGTCATCCAGCAGTACCAGCGCACGTTTCATAATGATCGCACCAGCCGCCTGCAGGAGAGTGTTTAATGCACTATGCTCAGATCGGACCCAGAGCTTTCTTCCATCAAGTCCTCTGAGGTAGCCCTTCCTAGACGCCTGTCCAACTCGTTCTCGTAGAGTTTCAAGAGCAGGTGTATTTCGTAGAAAGCGTGTCCTAAGCTCATTGCCATCTCGCGCAGTTCCTCCGACGATGCTTCCAATTTTGGCGTCCCCTGCTCCGTAGAGGAAAGCGTAGATGAAAGTCTTTGCCTGAGGTCTTGTTGCAAGTCCTGCAGCAGTTTGATTTCTGGTGTGAATGTCGTCTCTAAGCAAGACATTTGTAAACTCCTCGTCGCCCATGTAGTGAGCGAGCATCCGTAGTTCTAGACCACTGGCATCAACACCAACCAGCTTCCGTCCTTCTGGTACAATCCAACAGTTGCGGCAGTCCTCTCCGTACTCAGAGTTCACTGAAGGAACCTGTGCCATGTTGGGGCTTTGGTGCGTCATACGTCCTGTGATAGCACCGTTAGTTGTGACCCTGCCGTGTACTCTGCCATCGTCCTGTACGTGTTCTATCCAAGAATTGACCTGTGCGTATCGCTTTTGGAGCAAGAGGTACTCCAAGACTTGTGCCGCTTCGGGTACATGACTATTCTCTTTAAGCGTCTTCTCATCAACCATCGGTTTGCCTGTCGGAGTGAGTTCCGTCCATACTGCGCCCTTAGCTGATAACCGTTCCGCAACCTGTTGCCGTGAACCAACATTGAATACAGTGACTTTATCCTTAAGCCGCTTACCTGTTTTCTCTGAGTATCGCTCCTCAACAATCGGCGGGAAAAGCGCCTGTAGATCACTTTCAATTTCATACATACGCTCCTTAAACTTGGCGCACAGTGTGTGGCACAATCGTTGATCCAGTAGCCACCCGTTGCGCTCCTGCTCCTGTATGATCCACTGTACCTCGTGTTCCAGATCAATACTGTCCTGAGAAAAGTCCTGTAGCTCTACCTGTAGCCTCTTGTACACAGCCTCAGTGACTTCGGTATCTCTGATGCAGTAGTCGATCATCTCAGGCGTAAGCTGGCTCCAATCACTGTGGTCGCCTTTAGCGTAACCCAAAATGTTTCCCCAGTTACGTAGAGAGTGACCACCAGAGCGACTAGGGTCTGCTAACCTAGACAATACTAGAGTGTCAACGACCATATCCCTAGGGAAAACAAAGTTCCAAAGACGCCTAACCACAGGCACATCAAAACCAATTCCGTTATGGAATACGAATTTAGCTTCCGCTTTACGTTGAACATAATCCTTGAAGTCCTGCTCATTACAAATTACCTCCGATTCTCCGTTGTGTCGGCAGACTGCACACCAGATAGTAGTGGCGTCTAGTCCGTCAGTTTCTATGTCACAGAAAACTAGATTCAAAACTCTGTCTCCGGTGGGTTAGGGTTAGCGCACTCGTGGATGCGTCCTGTAAACTTGTCGTACCGTAGCCAGCAAGCGGGGCCAGTTTCACCAGAGTACCGATTCTTTAGGATACGGACAGTAGTAGTGTTGCGTATGTCCTCATCCTGATTCTGCTGGTCGCGTTCCATTCCTATGACAATATCAGACAACTGTGCAATACTCTGGCTACCTCTGAGGTCCTGCAGGCTGATCCTGCCGCCGTCTTCGTGTGCTGTGCCAGAGCTACGCCGTAGGTGAGACACGAGGAACAGGGTGATGCCTGTCTCGGCCACAAGTGTACGTAGTTTGGTCATAATCTCGTCTATAGCTTTCCGTTCGTCCCCGTTCTCTTGAGAAGAAACCACGATTGACAAGTGGTCGAGGATGATATATCGGCAGTCACAGGCCTTTGCCATGTGCCGTACTCTTGAAAGAAGCTCATCGGCTGACGTTGATCCCCAGTGATCGAACAGGTAATAACGTCCAGACCCCATCGTTGATTCCCAATGAGGTCTAAGCTCATCAACAGGCGTGTCTTCCTCCAAGTGGAGTCGCCTAGATGATGCCACCGACATAATTCCCAGAGCTGTCGTTGCAACGTCTTCCTCCAGTGCAAGTACACCGATGTTGGCGTCTGTGCGTTGAAGCAGATCGTACTCAAGTTCTCTGATAAACTGGGATTTTCCCATACCACTACCGCTTGTGATAGTGACAAGTTCGTAGGGCCTGTGTCCTCTTGTGATTTCATTTAGTCCGTCCCACGGGTACGGTATACTCTGTACCTGTCGCTTACTAACCAGTTTGTCCCATGTCTCGTTGCCTGCAATGATTCCGTCAGGGCGATACACCTTGGCGTCCCAGAAAGCCTGTGTAAACTCCTGCACCCTGTTTGCCACGAGCATTTCGCTGGCATCCTTTAGGGGCAGTGTGCAAATCTTCAGCTTGTTAGGGCTAAACAGATCCTTGATCTGCTCTAGTGCTAACTCTCCTGCCTTGTCTTGGTCAAAACAGATGACCACGTTGTCGTAGCCTTCCAGCCACTCTAGCTGTGCCTTGATCTCCTTTGATGCGCTTGAGGCCCCAGCCCGCAGCGATACTACATCGTACTTCTGTCCGAACATCTCGTAGACAGACATAGCATCTAGCTCGCCCTCTGTAATGGTCAAGAATTTACCAGTTCCTCTACACTGCTTCTGACCAAACAGGCCCACGTTGCTGTGGTCGCCTGACGCGCTGAATTGCTTTGATTTTACTACCCGCTTCTTTGCTCCTACTACTTCACCCGTGTCCTTATCATGGTAAGGGTAGTAGTGCGACTCAATCGTACCGTCAGGAGCGTACTGTACTGTGACCTGATAACGCTTGCACGTTGCCTCAGACAGCCTCCTGTCAGGTATGGCAGACACTACGCCACCCATGTGTAGGTTGCTAGGTGTGGACACTTCTATCTCCTCTCCTGTGTTTCCGTTTACGTGATAGTCGCAATCTGGGGAGAAACAATGCCGCCCCCCGTTAGAGTAGACGGCAAGGTTATCCTTACTACCACATTTAGGACACTCATCGTGGTATAAGAATTTATCGCCCATTAGAAGTCTGCCGCACCTTCGGGGGCATCAGCCTCCTCTAGCACTTTGACTGCTTCCAGATAGGTAGGAGTGCCATGCACAGGGTGTGCTGGGCCTGTCTTGTACTTCAGACGTACACGGGAGTTATACGGAACCTCCCCGTTGTACTTGTTGCCTTCAGCGTCAAACAGCGCAATGTCGTACTTAGACTTGAATTTGCGTTGCTTGTTACCCTCGTAGTCCTTGATCTTTACACCCAAGGATGATAGGGCTGAAGCATCATCTTCAGACATGGTGATAGTCATACTGTACGCACCAGTAGACTGCCCGTTGTACACATCGTGCTGAGTGACGTTGCTGAAGTTTACTGTTCCTTCGATAACTTGACTTGACATATGGAATAATCTCCGTTTGTTAAAAAGAGTCCCATTGGAATGGTCAGCGCAGTGATGCCTACTCATAGCGACTGGTCCGGTCAACAGTGATAACCATTTCCAATGGAACACCTATAGTATCTCACGTTTAGGGTCGTGAGTCAACCCCCTTTTTCCTAGATTGGTACTTTTTGGCATCCTTCTTTCTGTCCTTATGTGCGCCTCCTTTGTTATGGTCGTGTTTAGCCACAGGATTCCAGCGCCTAACTTTAGTAGTCATAAGTCCTCCTGTAGTACTAATGTAGTATTACCCATTAGTTTACTTCTATAGTTAATTCTTTAGTAGTCCTTAATACTACTTAAGATGTTATCATAGTTTTCCTGTAATTGCAACAC